TAATGCATATCTTGCATCATTTGATGTTTCAATAAGCGGTACAAATATAGAATTAACAGCTAACAATCTAGTAGCACAAGACATAGCAGTAACATTAATTAAAAATTATATATCTTAACGCTCTTTGGAGCAAGGAAAAAACGTAGATGGCAATTTCAAATTTTAAAATTCCTACAGGTTTAGAAGTTAGTGGCACAGACGGTTTACAATTAACAGGCACACTAAGCCTAGCAGCAGGTAAAATATTAGGTTTAAGTTCTGACGTTAGTGCAAGCGCAGTATCAGCATCAGTTGGTCGTTTTGGAGATTTAAATGTTGCAAGCTTAACAGCGCCAAGTTTAACTTTAGAAGGTGATTTAACAGTCAGCGGTACAACTAATTTAGGTAATCAACCAACAGATTTAGTATATGTTAATGGTCAATTAACTGCTTCTGCTGGTTTACAAGTAAGCGCAAGCAACTTGACCGTATTAGGTAATATTAGCGGTTCTGGAACATTGCATGCTGGCGGCGCAGCTACATTAGCTGGAGGTTTAACAGTAACTGGTAGTGCGTTAGACGCCGGTGCAGTAGATGTAAGCGCAAGTTATTTAAAAGTAACAAATGATATTTCTGCTCGTTCTGCTTCACTAGGCGGCGATTTAACCGTTGATGGTAATTTATGGGTAAAAGGCACTACAACCTACGTTGATTCAACAACTGTAAATATTGGTGATAGAAACGTAAGTTTAGCTACTGGTAGCACAACTCTAGCTGGTTTAGACGGTGCGGGTATTGATTTAGGTAATGCTGCACAGGTACAGTGGTATTATGATCACGATGTAGCATCATGGACAGCAAATGTTGGTTTATCTTCATCTGTAAAAGTATTAGCACCACAAGGTGATTTTACAACTTTAACAGGTTCAACAGTAACTGGCACTTTAGCAACATTTGACACTGTTTCTGCTTCTGTAGGATTAAGCGGTGCATTAGGTCAATTTACTCAAGTAACAGCTTCAGCAATTTCTGCTAGCACTTCTGTTGCTGCGCCAGCAATTGCAGCTTTAGGTTTTGGTACTGCCCGTGCATCTGTATCCCTAACTACCGGTACTCCTACTGTAATAGACACTTATGATCCTAGTACTTTATACCATTCAGTCAAGTATATTATTTCTGCTAAAGATTCAAGCACTAACTATACACACGTCATGGAAGTATTAGTAACCTGCGACGGCACAACTGTTCAACATACTCCATACGCCTCTACGTATACTAATACTCCATTATTTAGCATTTCTACTTCTTATGCAGGAGGTGTAATTGTTACTGCTACAAGAACAGTTTCAAATACAGTTGTTCTAAAGGTATTAGCTTTAACAGCATAAAAATAATTTAGGAATAATTCAATGCCCATTCAAGATTTTAAATTAGAAACAGGTCTACAAGTATCAGGCAACATTGGTACCACTGGTTCTGTTAGTGCATCTGGAGGCTTTACTGGTAGTTTATCTGGTACTGCTTCTTACGGACAAGATGCTAATTTATTGGATGGGCTTGATAGTACTGTATTTGCAAATTTAACTGCTTCAAACGTATTTACAAATAGTCAAACGGTGAGCGGTAATGTTTTTGTTACCGCTTCACTGTCTTCTTCTGCTTTAAGCGCTTCTGTAATAACAGGTAGCGAATTAAATATAGATTATATTGATTTTGTACAGCGTACAGTAGTGTCTACTCCATACCAATTGGGTAGACTGTTTGTTGATGACACATATAAAGAACTAAATTATTATACCGATGTTACAGATTTAAATTTGTTAATTGGTCAACAATTAGTATTAAGAGCTAAGTGTACAGCTATGGCTACATTTAGTAAAGGTCAAGTTGTTCGCATAAATGGCGGTGCCGGTCAAAATCCTTCGTTCGTTACAGCTAGCTGGGATAATGATATAACATCTGCTGATACCCTTGGTATATTAATGAACAGTGGTGTTCAAAATGATTTCGCATATATTTTAATTAATGGCTTTTTAAATAAAATAAACACTTCTGGTTTTACAGAAGGAGAAACCTTATTTCTATCATCAAGTGGACAATATACAAATATTCCTCCCGCGCCACCATACCATGAAATTCGTTTAGGGCAAGTAGTAACAGTACAGGAAAATAATGGTAGTATGTTTGTTCGTGTACAAAATGGTTATGAGATTGGTGAGTTACATGATGTTTATACTGGCTCGTTAAGTGCTGGTGATTTATTAGTTTATGAAACTTCTCCATATGGTCAATGGACTAACAAAAAACAATTAACAGGTTCTTACGTATTAACTGGAAATTTAAACGTAACAAATAATATATCTGCCTCTACAATTACCGGTTCTTTTAGTGGTTCTTATATTGGAGCTGTGAATGGGGTTGCCACGACTAATGCGGGCACTAATTTAACTAGCAGTCTCATTAATGGTGTACAAACTATTTCTTTAACATCTAGTATCGACAGCAGTAATTTTTCTACTTTGTCTGCTTCAGCTGGCTTATCTGGTACTCTTGGGTTATTCACTAATTTAACTGGAACAAACATTAGTGGTTCCAATATGCAATACACCAATATTACTGGTTCTTATGGTGTTATTGGCACAACAAACAGAAATGCGTCTGCTGTCTTGGAAGTCGCTTCTACTACACAAGGTATCTTATTCCCACGTATGACAGGCGCTCAAAAAGCAGCTATAACATCTCCAGCTACTGGCTTAATAGTATACCAAACAGATATATCTGGTAGCGATGCAGACGGTATGTATATTTATAAATCCAGTCAATGGATACAAATAATTTAATTAAAGGGTTAAGCACATGGCTGATGGTATTTTTTACGATAGTTCAAATAAACAATTAAAGTTTACTGTTAGCGGCAGTAATGTTTTGACTCTTGCATCTGGAAGTGGAATTAATTTTAGCATTCCTATCACTGCTTCATCAATATATGTTTCTAGTTCAGGTATTACTTCTTCTTTCACAATTCAAGCTAAAGATGCTGCTAGTAATTCTCGCATAGAATTTCCAATAGTTAATACTGGTTCATTTTTAATTGAAACTTTAAGTGGAACGGGTGATTTCCAGATGGCATATTCTGCTTCAACGTTAGGAATAAAACCAGCATTAAAAATATTTAGAGGTGGTACTTATGGATATTCTAGAATATCTTTAATGACTAATGATGTGGAAGGTTTTACATTAGATGACACCGGATCTATATTTTTTGGTAATAGAAATATAGTTAACGGCGCACATAAATATGATGCACAGACAGGTAGATTTGGTATAAGAACTTTAACTCCTAATTCAACACTAGATGTAAATGGTAACACACTAATAAGTGGCAATTTAATAGTTACAGGAGCTGTTGGAATAGGATTTACTTCTATTCCTAATGAAAAATTAGTTGTTAGCGGTAATATTATTCCAAGTGGTAGTGGAGTATGGAATTTAGGAACTTTAAATTATCGTTGGAATGATATTTATGCAACTAACGGTACTATTAATACTTCTGACAGAAATTTAAAAACTGATATACAGACATCTGATTTGGGTATAGATTTTATCAACAGCTTAAATCCTGTTTCCTATAAATTTATTGATGGCACTAGGACTCATTATGGTCTTATAGCCCAAGAAGTTAAAGACACATTAGACAAAAATAATATCGATACTAAAGATTTTGCTGGTTTTATTATGTCAAAAAAACAAATTCCACAAATAGTAACAGATGAATATGTTTATTTAGATCACGAATTAAAAGAAAAAATTGATACTATCACTAAAATGGTATTAATAGAAGATAATAAAGAATATAATTATGCTTTAAGATATACAGAATTTATTTCTCCTATGATTAAAGCAATACAAGATTTATCAAATAAATTAGAGGAATTGGAAAATAAATTAAGTTCTTCCATATAATAGAATGGCTAATATAACAAATAATAAAATTTCATTCTATATTTCTGGTAGTGAAATAATGTCCGTATCTTCTAGCACGGAATTATTAACAAATTCTAATACTTTTGCTGCACAGCAAATTTTATTATCACAATCTCTTTATAATACCTCTTCTATAATAATTCAAGGTAGTAAGCCAAATGACACGCCTAGTAGTTTAGTAACAAATTCGCTTGGCTTATTAATATTAAGTCAATCTAATAGAACGCAGCCTATTTCTATTGGTACTAGTTTATTATGGGATTCAGCAGAGAATGCTAGACAAATAGGAATAGTAAATAGCGGGTATGTAAATCTTTCTTATAAATCCTTTTTTATGGATTATGGTAGTCCGTTGTTTTCTATTTATTTGCGCCGGGGAGCACAGGTGCCAGATTATTATTCACCTACATTTTATAGTCCTGATTATAGAGGTGGTTTTGGTAATCAAGTATGGTTATGGCCTTATGGTAATCAAGTCGAGTTTGGAAATGGTAATACAGGAAAAACTATTCTTTTTAATAATAATCAATTAATTATTAATCCTACTATTGGTATTCCTACTACTATCGGATTAACAAGATTATATGTAGGAGTCGGTAATAATCCTAAGATGTATACTCAAGTTTCTATTAGTGGAAATTTGAATTTTACAGGAAGTGGAAATTTCGGTCTTTCTACTACTACAATTAGCGTAGAAAAACTACAAATTAGCGGAAATGTAATACCATATATCGATAATGCATCTGGTAGTGGTCCTGCAATGACATTAGGAAATTCCAGTAATCTTTGGAATACATTATATGCCGTTAATGGAACTATACTAACATCAGACAAAAGTTTAAAAACTAATATTAAAGAATCTAGTTTAGGTTTGCAATTTATTAAAGAACTAAATCCAGTTAAATTTCGCTATAAAAATGGTGAACGAATCCATTACGGCTTAATAGCTCAAGAAATAAAAGATTTATTAGATAAAAATGGTATAGACACGAAAGATTTTGCTGGTTATGTAGAGGGAAGCGAAGGAAACAAGTTTTTACGTTATGAAGAATTTATTTCTCCTTTAATTAAAGCCATACAAGAATTAAGTGCAAAGATAAATATTTTGGAACAAGAAATAAAAATTAGAGGAATAGAATAAAATATTATGAAAGTCTTAACTCCAATTTCTGCCTCAAGCGGCTTAGACGTAGCATCTGACGCTAAAGATAATATAAAATTAGGTAGTATTAATATAGAAAATAACGATGCTTTTGTAGATAATTTAACGGTATGGGCTAATGCTGATTTTAAAAATAATATTATTTTAGGTTCAAGCGTAGCAGACAATACTTTAGTTAATAGTAAATTAACTGCGTCTAATGGTTTATATGTTTCTGGAAGTTTGATTGTTAATGGAATAGAAATTACTGGTTCTTCTGCCACCACAACTTCTGGAAGCGGAATAAGTGCTCAAGAAATAAGCGGCGCATTGTTACAATATGCCAAAACTGTTGATGTTTCTTCTTCTTTTGTTGACAACAACGAATTAACAAATTCAATAATTAATTTTCCAACGAGAACTGAAGTAACCAGTGGCTTAACTAGTGTTTTATCTTCTTATGATACGTCCACAGCTGTAAATACAAAAATAACATCATCATTAACTCCATATGCTACATTAATAGGAGTCAGTGCCAGTTTTGCTAGAGCCACTGATATTTCTTCTTCGTTTGTTACTAATACTAATGCTACTTCTTCTTTAGCAAGATTAGCGGCAACAAATACATTTACAGCTAATCAAACAATAACGGGAAATTTATTATTAAATGGTAATATAAACATTATAAGCAGTTCTTTAGGTGCAAAATATTCTAGTACAAACAATGAAGAAAACTTATATTTCGGTTCAGCTAGTGCAAATTCTATTACAACTGGCTATAGAAATATAGCGCTAGGATATAGAAGTTTGTCTAGGACTAATACAGGATATCAAAATATAAGTATCGGCGGTGATTCACTATTTAGTAATAGTTCAGGAACTGATAATATAGCACTAGGAGTTGGCTGTTTATATAAAAACTCTTCTGGTGTAAATAATATTGCTATAGGTAATGCAAGTCTTTATTCTAATACTGCTGGCTATAATATTTCTATTGGTTTTGCATCTTTAGAAAGTAAAGTTGGCGGCTCTAACAGTGTTGCAATTGGATATGAAACTTTAAGATACGCCACTGTTTGTTCTAATAATACTATCATAGGTAATTCTTCCCTATCATCAGTAAATTTAGTGGATTCTACCAATAATACTGTTGTTGGTTATAATGCTGGTAATAGTATAACTTCTTTAAGAAATAGTGTAATTATCGGAGGGAATAACGGCTCTACAATAAATGGTACCACAGGTTCTATTGTTATAAGTGACGGCGCAGGAAATATAAGAATTCAAGCTAATAGTAATGGATTAGTAACTATTCCCGGTGCTTTAACAGTTACTGGAATTTTAACCGCAAGTAATACTTTAGCAGTTAATTCTGGAGTAAAATTCCCAGCTACACAAGTAGCAAGTGCAGACGCTAATACCCTAGATGATTACGAAGAAGGAAGCTGGACCCCGGCTTTTTCAGCTTCTACTACAACTAATTTTAGCTACGATGCTGCTACAGCTGGTAGTTATGTTAAAATTGGAAAAATGGTTTATGTCAATGGATACATTAATATAAATAGTACCGGTAGCAGCGCTGGAAATTTATTTATCTCTCAATTACCTTTTACAATAGCATCTGGTCTTAACAACACACATGCAATGACAATAGGATGGTACAGTATATTAAGCGGCACTTTGTATGCTCCTACTGGTATTGGTGTTCATAGTACTAATACTATTCAATTATACAGAGATGTGGGTAATGGTTCCTCGCAATCTTTCAGAGTAATAGATTTAAGTAGTTTTTCAAAAATAGCATTTTCTATTACTTATAACATTTCTTAATTAGGAGAAACAAAAGTGGCTCTTACAGAACATAATACAATAGATAAAGTTGAAGTGTTAGAAAATGGTATCATTCAAGTTCGTCAAGCAAATATTGTCAAACGTGATGGTGTAGAAATTGCCAAAACATATCATCGTTGGACTTTATCACCCGGTCAAAATATTGACGATCAAGAACAGAAAGTAAAAGATATTGCTAATGCTGTTTGGACACAAGAAGTAATAGAAAATTACCAAAATTCCTTAAACAATAATATTATTTTATAATAAAATACTATATATCGTGAGGATATATGAAAAAACAAGAATTGAAACAAATTATAAAACCTTTAATTAAAGAATGTTTAAAAGAAGTTCTAATAGAAGAAGGATTTACTAAAATGCTAAGTGAGTCTTTGGTTATAGAAAAGCAGCAATTAACTTATCCGGTAAATTTACAAGAAGTAAAGCAAGAAACCAAACCTCAAAAAACAAATTTACTAGAAGCAAGAAAAAAAATGCTTGATGAAATCGGTATGAATGGATTTGATGCTTTTGCAGGTACCGCCCCATTAGTAGAAAGTAGTAATCAACAGTCTGGAGTTTCTGTAACGGGACGGGATCCAAATGATCCCGGCGTAGATATCAGCAGATTAATGAGTGGTAAATTAAAAAGTACATTTAATGCCCTAAATGGCAAGAAAGAAAAGAGTAAATAATGAGTAAGCGTCCTATAAATTTAGAAACAAAACTACCAAAAGGTTTGCAACCTTCTTTAGAAAATAATGAACTGATTATAAACAGATTTTTAAAAGCATGTAGTAAGGAATCACTTGTACAATATTTATATGAGTATAGTTCTTATAATAAGCGATATGATAAACCATCTGTTCTAGAGCGTAGAAGACAATTGCAATATAAGAGAAATGCTCGATTAGCAAATTTAGAAACTTTAAGCGACGAAAAGACTTATAGCAAGAAAAAATAGTCTTATTCCGTTAAACGTTTATAATAATTGTCATTTTGAGTAAAATAATACTAATTAAGTAAAAGTATTGAGCTTTTCCTGAAGACAGGAGATTTATTAATGTCAGATTTGTTACAGCAAGCAATCATTGATGCAACCGCTTTAAAAGAAGCAGCTATCAAGAATGCAGAAAATTTATTAGTAGAAAAATATTCTGAAGAATTTAAGCAAACAGTAGAAAAACTTCTTGAACAAGAGGCTGCGCCTATTGCTGCTCCTGCCCCCGTTCCAGATCCGGCAGTGGCCGCTGCACCAAATGCTGAATCTCCCGATTCAATTACCGAACCAGCATTAGATCCAACAGCAACTGCAACCGGAACCGGTCCAGCAGATACAAATAAAAGAGATGCATTTGCAAATGTTAAAACTGCATTTCTTGACGGCGATGAAAACGACTTGATAACGATAAATTTTGATCAAATTAAAAGCACCTTGAATCAAATGATGGGTAATAACGAAGAATTAAATGAATCTTATGATCAATCAATTCGCAATGAAGACGTAACTTTAGATAATTCTTCTGCCGGTCATGCTTCTGCTGCTTTAGAAGAAGAAATGGAAGAAGAATTAGAACTTGATGAAGAATGGGATGAGCTAGAAGAAGAAACTCTAGAATTAGATGAAGACCACATGGAAGAAGTTAATAGCGGTCCTGAAGCTCTAGAAAATCTTGAAGAATTAGAATTGGAGTTAGATGAAACATCTGGCATGGCTGCTGGTGCTTTAGCGGCGGCTCCTGTGAATCCTGCTGTAGCCGCCGCAGATAAAAAATTGATGGATGCTGATGCAGTTCTTGCAAGAGATACAGCAAAATATAATACTTCTAAAATAAGCGCCCTAGCAGATAAATCTAAAGCATTAAAAAATCCTTCTATGGAAGAAGAACTAGAATTGACTGAAGATGAATTAGCAGAATTAGAAGAAGCTTTCCGTGTAGACATTAATGTAAAAGGTATGGGTCGTGGTCAAATGGGTACCACTGAAAGCGAATTAAAATTACAAAGAAACGCAGAATTAGCTGACGCTCAAGACGAAGACGCAGTTAAAGAACGCGAAGAAGAAAAAGAAAAAATGAGCAATCTTGTTAAAGAAAATGAACAATTAAAAACATTAAATAACAAGATGCTAGAAATGTTAGAAACATTAAAAGAACAAGTAGAAAAGATGAATGTATCTAACGCAAAACTTTTATACACAAATAAGGCATTGGCAAATATCTCCTTGAATGAGCGACAAAAAAATCAAATTGTCGAATCAATTTCCAAAGCTGATAGTGTATTAGCGGCGAAAACAATCTATGAAACGGTTCAAAATGCTGTAGAGAACGCACAAATGAAAAAAGAAGCACCGCAAGCTCTAAGCGAAGCGCTAAATAGATCTGCAACGCCATTTGTAGTAAAGAAATCTGTCAATAATTCCGTTTCGGATATTATGTCAGAACGTCTAAAAGCCCTAGCGGGTATTAAACCAAATAAATAAACTATCTTAAGGAGATATAAAATGAGTAACGTATTAGAAAGACTAACAGAAGGCGTTGTAGAACGCAATATGTTAACTGAAACAAAAGCAGTAGTAGGTAAGTGGGAAAAGTCTGGTCTATTAGAAGGTCTAAAGACAGAACGTGAAAAGTCAACAATGGCAGTATTGCTTGAAAACCAAGCAAAAGAACTACTTCGTGAAGCGACCACAATGGCAGGAGGTGATGTTCAAGGTTTCGCTGCTGTAGCTTTCCCTATAGTACGTCGCGTATTCGCTGGCTTAATTGCTAACGATCTCGTATCCGTACAACCAATGAGCTTACCATCAGGTCTAGTATTCTTCATGGACTTCCGCCGTGGTACCTCTGTAGGTAATTCCGCAGATCCAGTATTTGCAGTATCATCTTCACTATTCGGTGATCGTTTGGGCGTACAAATCACTGGTGGTGTTCGTGTAGATGGCGTTGATTATGCAGAAAAGGGTTTCTATAACCTTGCTAACGGTTACAATACCTCACGTTATCACAGTTCAATACCAACTGCAAGTGCTTCTGTAGACGCATTCCAAATTGCTTCTGCAACTGACGCACAATTGTCAGCTATTCGCCATGATCCAGACGTATTAAATGATTCTTCATATGTATCTGGCGCAGTAGTAACTATTGCTCTAGCAGACCTATCTAAGTCAGATTTATTGGCTCTACAAGACGTATTTGCAACATCAATCGTTGGCTTAACTGCTTATGTAGCTGCTGGTGTAGGAGATTTAGCAGTCGGTGCAGCATTAGGTGGTGGCGCAAAGGTTGTTCGTCGTCTAAGCCGTATCGAAGGTACCGACCTAAAGTTGGTAGTAGTATCAGCTGGTTCAACTGCCGATACAGTATTGTTTGCTGGTAAGACCCACCTAGGTCTTTCATATCCAATCAAGGATAATCTCCAAAACGTTGGTACCAATGCTCTTGGTGCAACTGTAGGTGCAACTCCTTGGACCTTTGAAGGTTCAGCAGATATCCCAGAAATCGAATTGAAGGTAGATTCATTCTCAATCACTGCTCGTACCCGTAAGCTCAAGGCACAATGGACCCCAGAACTAGGCCAAGACTTGAACGCTTATCACAACTTGGATGCAGAAGTAGAACTAACTTCCATGTTGTCTGAACAAATCGGTCTTGAAATTGATCAAGAAATCCTAAACGATCTTGTTAAGGGTGCAACTGCTGGTGTTAAATACTGGAGCCGTCGCCCCGGTAAGTTCGTAAATCGTCAAACCGGCGCTCCATTACAAGACGTAACTAATGCAGTAGCTCCTCCAGACTTCACTGGTAACGTCAGCATGTGGTATGAAACACTCGTTGAAACAATCAACGATGTATCTGCACTCATCCACAGAAAGACACTACGCGGTGGTGCAAACTTCCTAGTTTGCTCTCCAGAAGTAGCTAACGTTCTTGAATTCACCAGTGGCTTCCGCGCTTCTGTAACTAACGATGCAGAAAAGGGTACCGTAGGCGCAGTTAAAGTTGGTGATATGAACAAGAAGTGGGATGTAATCGTACACCCATACTTCCTCCGTAACGTAATTCTAGTTGGTCGTAAGGGTGGTAGCTTCCTAGAAAGCGGTTACGTATATGCACCATACGTACCACTACAATCTACACCAACCATCTTCGATCCAAACAACTTTACACCACGTAAGGCTGTTTTGACCCGTTATGGTAAAGCAATGGTTCGCCCAGACATGTACGGTCTTGTAGTTGTTCAAGATCTCTTGGGTTAATAAATAATTAAAGAATAAATTCTTTGCCCCCGGTGCCTTGTAAACACCGGGGGTTTTTTATTTGTAAAAACAAGAATATAAAAACTATTTATTATATTCGTGAGGATTAAAATTAATGGCACTACCTACATTTTCACCAGTATCAAAAATGAGCAAAGTTATATTGCCGCCAACAGGTAATATATTAAACGTTAATACATCCAGTTTGCCTTTTGGTGTCTATGTGTCTCCTACATATTGGAACGAAGAACAAATTGGTGCTTATAAAACCGGTTCTATAGAACAAGTCGCTTATGTATATAAAAAATTAGGTGGTGACGTATTAGATATAGAATTAGTAGAAACGCAAGTTTATGCTGCTTATGAAGAACCGTGTTTAGAATACTCTTATTTAATAAATTTGCATCAATCTAAAAATGCTCTGCCATTTGCTCTAGGACAAGCAACAGGATCATTTAACAGCGATGGACAATTGACAGGTAGCAATGCAAATAATTTAGCAAATGCAAGTTTAGCATTTCCAAAAATGCAATTTAGTTATGCAAAAAATGTTTCATTAGCGGTTCACAACGCCGTTGGATTAAATGGTAATGAACCAATATATTCTGCCTCTTTTGTTCCCTCACCTAATGTACAAGATTATGATTTACAAGCAGCAGTAGAAAGTGCCGCAAGTGCTAGTGGTTGGAATGTCGCTGGCAAAAGAATTAATGTATTAAAAGTATATTATAAAACAATTGGCGCTTCTTGGAACTTTTACGGTTATTTCGGCGGTCTTAACGTTGTCGGAAATTTATCAACTTATGGTCAATATGCTGACGATAGCACATTTGAGATTATTCCAGCTTGGCAAAATAAATTGCAAGCTATGGCATATGAAGATGCAATTAAGACTCGCGTTAGTGATTGGTCTTTTCAATTAAGAAACAATATGCTCAGAATTTTTCCTGTTCCAAACGCCTCCTCACCAGCATCTTTTTGGTTTGATTTTACAATTCCCGGTGATGCTTGGAGTGAAACACCTGACGCAAATGGTAATACATCGAACAGTGGAGTTGGCGGTGTAAATAATATGAATACTTTGCCATTTCAAAACTTGCCATATGATAAAATTAATAGCATTGGTAAACAGTGGATACGTCGTTTTTGTTTAGCTATTTGCAAAGAAATGTTAGGACAAATACGTAGCAAAATAGCAACAATTCCAATTCCCGGCGAAAGCGTAACTTTGAATGGTGATAAGCTAATCACTGAAGGTAAAGAGGAGATGGAAAAATTGCGTGAAGAATTAAAGACGCAATTAGCAGAAATGACTTATATAAAAATTGGTGAAGATAGTGCTAAATCTATGGAAGATGCATCAAAAGTTCAAATGTATATTCCATCAATTATTTTTGTGGGTTAATTAAATGGCACGTAAGAAAAAAACAAAAAATGAAATGTCTGAGAATTCTGCTGTTCAACCAGAAGCTCCACCACCGCCATTATTTCTTGGTGAAAAAGAAAGAAATTATGTTAAGCAAATTAATGATGAAATAATTGAAAGAATTATTGGTCAAACAATTGTTTATTATCCAATTAGCAGAGAAGCAACGCAATATCATCCAGTTTATGGAGAGGCAATACAAAAAACTTTTCTTTCACCAATTAAAGTTCAAGCATTAATTAAATGGGAAGGCAGCAACACAACAACAGAAATTTTTGGCGTAGACCGCAGAACTTCTATTATTGTTCAATTTCATCGACGTAGATTAGTTGAAGATCAAGATCTTTTTGTTCGTGAAGGAGATTTTGTTTTATACGGTGATACATTTTATGAAATTGTAACTCTCTCAGAGAGTAAATTGTTGTTTGGACAAGTAGATAATAAATTTGAAATTATAGCTAAATGTGTTAAAGCGCGTGAAAACGTATTTAATGCTAAATAATAAAAACATTTATAGTATTTTCAATAAAAGAATTACTATTTATATTAAACTAGTAGACCACTAACCTGTGGACTCCCAAAGGAGAAATAGATAAATGCCAGCAACAAACTTTAGATTCGTATCACCCGGTGTATATACAAATGAAATAGACAATTCTAGATTACCAAGATTACCAGCAAGAATGGGACCAGTTATCATTGGTCGCTCTATGCAAGGTCCATTAATGAAACCTGTGCAAATTCAAAGTTTTGCAGATTTCGTTGATGTTTTTGGTGCTCCAGTACCCGGAGGTATCGGAGGTGATGTTTGGAGAAACGGCAATCATACAGCACCAACATATGGCGCTTACGCTGCTCAAGCTTATCTTCGTAATGCAAATCCCGTTACATTTATCCGCTTAGGCGGTTATCAACATGAAGAAGCGGTAGATGATGGTTACGCTGGTTGGGATTTGGGCGGTGATGCTTATGGTTTATTTGTTGCACCATTGACCGGATCAGATGATATTTACACAATTGGTGGCGATCTCACTGGCACTCTAGCTGCTATCGTTTATACAACACTAAATGGAAACACAAAAGTTGGCTTAAGCGGTCCAGAATTAAGCGGCTCTACCTCTGTACATAAGCAAACTGGCGTTTGGATTCGTTCTACCGGTGCAGATGCAGAATTTAAATTAGTAGTTGGTGACGTATCCGCTAGCGTTAATTTTAATGAGAGTTCAAAGAAATATATTCGTAATGTTCTAAACGTAAACCCAATTCTAACAAATACTAATTTAATTAAAGAAGAAAACCAAGAAACATATTTCTTAGGTGAGTCTTATGCAACTGCTATTAAGAAAATTAATGGTGGTTCTTTGGGTACCGGCGCTAATCAACTAGCTGGTGTTCTAGTAAAACTTGGCGCAAGTGGTTTTGCAGATTATGCAAATCACAAAAAACCTGCTACTCATGCAGAAACTGGTTGGATCGTTTCTCAACACAAAGGCGTACCAACCGATTTCAAAGCCGACGCTGTATCTGGCTTGTACCCAGTTCAGAAATTATTTAAGTTAATAAGTTTATCAGAAGGCGAATGGAATAGTCAAAATTTAAAAGTTACAATTGAAGATATTCGTGAGCCATCTAATAATTACGTTAAATTTGGTTCTTTCTCTGTATCTGTAAGAAAACTAGATGATAGCGATTCTGCTCCTGTATATCTAGAAAGATTTACTAATCTATCATTAGATATAAATTCAGAAAATTATATCGCTAAAAGAATTGGCGATAAATATAGAACATGGGATTATAAAAAGAAAGAATTTGCAGAATATGGTACCTATGATAACGCTTCAAAATTCATAAGAGTAGAAATGGATGAAGATGCAGCAGCTGGCTTGAATGACCCAGATTTGTTACCATTCGGTTTCTATGGTCCAGTGACTTATAAGGCTGTAAGCGGTGTTGACGAAATAGTTGCTGATAGATTTATTGGTGCAAATATAACTGGTAGCAGTGCATTCCAAGTTAGCTTAGAATTACCGGTAGCCAAAGCAAACGTTTCCTTATTAACAAGCGTAACTGATTCTATTGCTTCCAGCTTTAATGGTGTATTCTGGGGTTTAAAAACATCAATTTTAGCTACTAAAAAACATAATTATGATTCTGGAGATTTATTAAAGGACAATCCTTATAATTTCCCTGTAGATGTAGACGCTGATACAAAATATGCTTATTTCTTCTCACTAGATGACGTAAGTGGTGCTATAAGTGATAAGGGCACTCTTGTAGAAACCAGCGGCGCTACTTGGCAAGAAGGTAATAGAATGAATGAATTATCTGTTACTTATCAAACTTATGATTTAGGAATAACTGGCAGTAGAGGTGATTCTGTAATTTTATCTAAGTTTAATAAATTTACATTACCGCTACACGGCGGTTCAGACGGCGTAGACATTACTGAAAAAGATCCGTTTAATAAACGCGTTCTAACCTCAGATTCAAGCGAATTTACTAACTATGCCTACAATAGTATTAAAGTAGCTATCGAAAGCATCGCAGACCCAGAAGTAGTAGAAATGAATCTTGCCTGTGTTCCCGGTGTAGTTAATGAAGATTTAACTAATTTATTAATGGAAAAATGTGAAGCACGCGCAGATGCATTAGCAATTATAGACTTAGATGGCGACTATGTACCAGACGAAGGTAAAGCAAATGCTACACAAAAGGTTTCTGAACGTAAGCCTAATGTAGATAATGTTATCTTAAACTTAAAAAATCGTAACCTTAACACTAGCTATGGTTGCTCCTTCTTCCCTTGGGTCATGATTCAAGATAGATTGTCAAACAATTCAGTTTGGGTTCCTCCTTCTGTTGTTGCATTAGGAACCTTTGCATTCTCTGAAAGAGTAAGCGAACTCTGGTTTGCTCCAGCAGGATTTAATCGCGGTGGTTTATCAAACGGCGCTGGTGGTTTAACAGTCCTACAAACTGCTCTAAAAATAAACTCAAAAGATCGTGATGCTCTTTATGAAGCAAACATTAATCCAATTGCTAGCTTCCCAGCAGAAGGTATCGTAATCTTTGGTCAAAAGACTTTACAAGTTACACCAAGCGCCTTGGATCGTATTAATGTTCGTCGTTTGATGATTTACTTAAAGAAAGAAATTAGTCGTTTTGCAACAACTGTTCTATTTGATCCGAACGTAGAAGTTACTTGGAAACGCTTCACAAGCGTTGCAGAGCCTTTCTTAGAAAGCGTTAAAGTAAGATTTGGTCTTTCTGATTATAGACTAATTCTAGATGGTAGCACCACTACACCAGATTTAGTAGACCGTAACATAGTTTATGCAAAGATTATGTTGAAGCCTACACGCTCTATAGAATTTATAGGTCTAGACTTCGTTATCACCAACACTGGTGCTTCTTTCGATGATTAAAAAACAATTTAACAACTATTTAAATATAGTAAAAAATATAGGAGAAAATTAAAATGCCTTTCTGGGATCCAGCTTTTCAAGAACCATTACGTCAATATAGATGGCAAGTTAAATTTGGCGGTGGTTTATTACCACAATTAAGATATACTTTAAAAAAGGTCGATAAACCAAAAGCTAAAGTAAATGAAATAACTCATAAATATCTTAATCATTTCTTCTATTATCCGGGTCGCGTTGAATGGGAACCAATCAACATGACAATGGTAGCTGTTAATAGCCCAAATACAGGAGAAAATTCTACTGCTAGTTTATATAGACTTTTAGAGCTAGCTGGTTATTCATGGCCTGCCGCTGGTGGACAATTTGAAACTAGAACCGTTTCAAAAAATCGTTTTACTGGTAATATTGGCGGTATGGAAATAGTACAAGTTAACGCTGAAGGATTGGCAGTAGAATCTTTCCAGTTGATTAATCCTTTCTTTACTTCTATACAATTTGGTAGCCTTGATTATGCTAGCGAAGAAGTAGTAGATATCACTCTAACAGTTCGTTACGATTCTACTAAATTAATATAATTTTTTGTCACTATAGGTTTTAAATGCCATTTTGGGATCCAAATAATTTCCAAGAGCCTCTTCGTCAAAACAGATGGTTCTTGGAAATTCCTTTTTATGAAAGTTTAAAATACGCGCTAAAAAAATGTTCTAAACCAGAATATGATATTAGTGTTAGCGAGCATCGTTTATTAAATCATACTTTTAAATATCCCGGCGTATTAACTTGGAAACCAATAGAAGTTTCTATAATAAGTTATTTAAATAAAGATGAATTTCTAGATGCTTCTACTATCTTGTATGAAGAGCTTTTTTCTTCATATTATAATAGCGATATTTTTAATACTAGACCAGATAATTATGATGTTTTTGGTTTTCTAGATGTAATTCCCGACCGTTCTGGTTCTCGTAAAACTAAAGAAAGATTAGCTTCTAATTTTAAAAAATTATCAATAGTTCAAACATCAACGGATGGCAAAGAATTAGAAAGATGGACTTTATATAATGCTTGGATTTCAAACGTAAAATTTGGTAATCTAGACTATGATTCAGAAGAAATAGTTACAATTGATTTTACTATTCAATATGATTGGGCTGAAAAACCGGTACGCAAAAATAAAGAAATTGATGTTACCAGTGCTGTATTAGAAACAAAGATTAGTTTATTAAAACAGCAATTAGAAAAAGATATTAATAAATATGATGAACTATTGTTATCATATTTAAATAATAAAAAACAATCTGATGAAATAGCAGGTAGAATAGATAAATTTGCTAAAGCTGCTGAAGCAGCAAAAACTTTTAAACAAAAAACTTTTGATTTTGAAGGTACTAAATATTCGACCGATGAAAGTTCTAGAGTAATTATAGAAGCTAGAGCAAAAGAAAAAGAATTAGCTTCAACTACAGAAAAACAAGAAGAAGAATTAAAGCAATTATATAGTGAGATAGACCAAAAACAAGATGTAGATTTACAAATCGCCATAGAAAGATATAACGATTTAAATAAAAATAATCCAATAGAGTATGAAAAAGAAAAATTAACTCAATTATCAGACATATATAAACCTATTGATAATCCGGCATTCCCAAGTGCTCCAAAACCTGAAGAAGATTTTTCAATTCCAGACATGCTCCAAAGTCAAAATATAAATGCTAGTGCCATAAGCGGTTCAGATTTTTCATTATCTTCTGGCAACAGAAATGCAAGTTTATTAAATCCACTACCTAATAGAAATATTAATGGTGTAATAGATTTATCATCTGAGCCAATTAAACTTACTGATGATGAAAATGAAGATTCTTCTACAGTACAATCGGAACAGTCAACAGATAGCACAGCAGATAGTGTAGCAAAATCTCCTACTACAGAAAGAAAAACAGCAACCGTAGTTCAGCCAGAAGACTTATCCGCTAGAGCAAAATTTTTTGCATCCATAGACAAATTATCAGACAAACCAGATCCTTATTTTGAAGATAAATTATATGACATGGGATTTAGTAAAGAACAAGTTTCTTATTTGATGAGAAATGAATCAAAAACTATTGCTTTTGCCACACCAGAAGGAAAAATACCATTTAGCGATACTGGAACTTATGAAGGTTTAACAATAAATACAGCCGTTAGAGGTGGATATATAACACCTGAAAATTTTAATAATATTACTTATTCATTTAAAGATGATGCAGCGCAAGTTGGCGGTATAGATATTTTAAGAGCAGAAGGGCCAATACAGGATCCTAATACCGCTCAATTTTTTGATCAATTTGATGAAGAAGAAACTGTTTCTACCGATTCTACACCAGCACCACCAGTAGAATTTGGCTTAGATTTAAGGTCAGATGAAGAAAAAGCAGCAGATGAAGCTGGACGTGAAAGATTACCAACAACACAACCAACAACTGCATCAGTAACAGCAACTACAAATGTAGCACAACAATTGGCAGATTATAACTCTGGGGTAGCTGCAAAAATAGCTATTTGGACAGCAACAGATCCAAAAGCGGCAATAGATAACGCCATAGATAGCGGGTCTTACGTATATACATCGGGTTATGTTGCAGCGGATGAATTAGAAGTAGAAGAACCTATGACAGAATCAACGGGCACGGAAGCAACAATAAAACCATTAGAAACAAGACAAGCATACATTGATGAACAGGCACGAATACTAGCATCCTCGTCATCATCTACTGACAAGGAACTTCACCACCTTTTAGGTGAAATTACAGAAACACAAAAAGAAGCAGATGATTTTCAATCAGCTGTATTTGAAGCAAAAAAAAGCGGTAAAGATACGGTAACTATAAATGGTCAAACTGTGAGTATTACCGAAGCAGAAGAATCTGTAAATGCAAGATTAACATATAGAGACATTGTTCTTAAGGCTCATAGTATAAAACACGCGTCAGAACAATCAGAAACAGAAGAAAATTTTGACGCTAGGTTGAAATCAATAAGAGATGTGAGAGATGAAGTGAATAAATCAGCTGATAATGTTGCAAAATTATCTAATGAAGAACTTGTGGCCGCAGATCAATCATTAGGTGGTGTGCGTTCTGCTATGGCTGCATCGGCCAGAGAAGCATATGGTACTAGTCGTTGGTCTGATATATTAACAGAAATACGTAAAATAGAAGCTATTCAAGAAATATACAAAGACGAATTAAAAAGTAGGGAAACTACTCCTGACCCAGCACCAGCACCAGCGGCAGTGATACCATCACCAGAAGAACAAGTTATGTTTGGACCACTAGCTCCAAATAAAGAAGAATTAGCCAAGATGAAAGCAGATGAGGACGCATATTGGGGTGAAACAGTTGAAAATCTTAGTGATAAATCTTTTCTAATATTACCAGAAACATTTCAACCAGATACATCACAAATATCAATAATAGATACCAAGCCTGATTCAACACAACCAGTTGAAAAACAGAAGGATAATGCGCCAAGTGGATGGATAAGGGATCCTGATGGTAAAGGATGGATACGAAAGGATTGGATAAGAGATTCTTCTGGCAGATGGGGACCACCCCCCAGTAATAAACCACAGCCTTCAGATACCGGGGGCCACATATCTGCACCATTTTCTTCATTACCAGATTGGATGCAACCACTATCTGATGATGAGTTTGGTTCAGCGGCAGATCAAGCAGACGGTCTTATGCCATTTGATACAGCGCCAAGTGAAGAAGGATATCTTTTAGCAGCCGAAGGTAGACCTTCTGGTTTGCCATCCGATCAAGCAACCGATGCAGTTATTGATTATACATCACCAATAGATGAAAGTACTCTAATTCCACCACCAGTACTACCACTGGATTTATTAGATCAATATCCAAAAAATGAAGAAGATAAAGGTGCCATTTTATCTGAGTTGTCTAGGTTAATTTTAGATGATCCATATAAAGATAAAATAAAGACAGCAGAAGAAAAAATGCTTAAAGAAAAAAAAGATGTAGAACGAGCAGAACAAATATTGCATTTAACTAAAATCACTTCTTATAATCCTAATTATGATCCAAATCTTGGTAGAATTACGGATATAAATTTACAAAATGCAATTGATGATTTAGAAAGACAAAAAAAAGAAGTATCAACTGCAAATGAAGAATTAAAAAAACTAGTAGAACAAAGTAAAATTCCTAATCAAGAAAAAGATCAAAAGATTGATGAATTAAGAATTTTATTATATTATTATAATCTATACAATAAAAAACCTTAATATACTATATATGTTGTAGTACAATAACAGCAAAGAAAGCAGGTATAACATGCGTAACAATCAAGAACGTCTAGTCGGCGCTCAAATACAAAATCAAGATGCAACACCTCCACAAGTTGTTAATACAGAACAAACTCTACAAACACAACAAATTAATTTTATAGTTCCAACTGAGTTTGTAACACTTCCATCCGGTGGCAAATTCTATCCTTCCAATCATCCTTTGCATAAGAAAGAAACGCTTGAAATTAAGCAGATGACTGCAAAAGAAGAAGATATTCTAACTTCTAGAAATCTCTTAAAAAAGGGTGTTGCATTGGATAAACTTATCCAATCCTTGGTAGTAGATAAAAACATCAATCCCGATACTTTAACTATAGAAGATAGGAATGCAATTATAATTGCCGCTAGGATCTCTGGCTATGGTGCAGAATACAAAACACAAGTTGCATGTCCATCTTGCGGAGAAAAGAGCAAGTATAATTTTAATTTGCTGGAAAAAGTAGATTCACAAGCTGAAAAAGTAGAACAATTCCCAGTTACAGAAAGAGGAAATTTCCTCATAGTACTACCAGCTTCTAAATGGCGCGTTGTTTGTAGAGCGTTGAATGGCTATGATGAAAAAGAATTACTTCGTGTTTCTGAATCTAAAAAGAACACTAGCGGAAGCGATTCTATTTTATTAGAACAAATGAAACGCATGGTTGTTTCTATAGAAGGTGTAGAAGATGCAGAATTAATAGAACAAGCCTTATCTTCTCTTAGAATAGTAGATTCTAAATATCTAAGAACAGAATATCAAAAACGTGTACCAAATGTTGATTTAAACCATACATTTAACTGTTCTAAATGTGATACCGAAATGGTTATGGAGGTTCCGCTAACAGCGGACTTCTTTTGGTTTAAGTAGCGAATACCAACAAAACATCTATGAAGCATTTTTCTATTTAAAATATTATGGTGGTTTTAGTCTTTTTGAAAGTTATAACCTACCAATACAATTAAGAAAATGGTTTATAGATAAATTATCTGATCAAATTAAAAAAGAATCAGATACTATAAAAAAATAAATATCTAGTGAGCAGGCGAAAGCCTGCTCATTTTTTTTGACTTACTAATTACTTATATCTTTTTAAAGGTAATAAATCATGGCAGATCCATCAACCTCACCAGTAAATCCTCCAACAACTGAAAACACTATAGATACTAAAAAATATCTAGAAGTTATTAGTGATTTATTAAATAAACAAATAGATTATAATAAGTCGGTCAATCAAGGTAATGAAGTAATAAAAGAGCAAATAGATTTAAAAAGAAAATTAGCTCTTGAAAACGCTCAAGCTATAGATGATTTAAATACTGAAATAGATGCTTTAAAAGAATTAAAAAAAGTAGCTGCTTCACAAGCAGAAGCCGCATCTGTTCAAGTAGAGATAGATGAAAAAATTTTAGAGCAAAGAAAAAGAGAAATTAAATTATTAGCAGAAACTGTTGATGGTTTAAAAAAACGAAAAGAAGAACTATCTAAAAAATTAGAAGAAAAAGGATATTTAAGTCTAACTTTAAAAGAATTTAAAGAATATGCTAATTTACAAGATCAACAAAATGGAAAATTAGCACAAGCGCAAAATTTATTAAATAAATCCACTATTGAGTACAGAAATCAATCTAAAGAATTAAATAATTTAAAAAAAGAAGCGGATCAATTAAAGAAAACAGAAGAAGAAAGACAAAACATAGGTAAAGAAATAGTAAAACAATTTACCGAACAAATTAAATCTTTTACAACCATAAATGGATTAATACAATTAGGAGTTCAATATTCTAAAGAAATATTGGCAGTCCAACAAAAAATAGCTGCTGCAACCGGCGATACGCAACTAGCATCTGAAACTATGACTGCTGGTTTATTAAGTGAGGCTTCTAGTTTTGGTATAGGTTCTGAAAAATTAGCAAACTCTTTTGTAACTCTAAGAGAAGGTGTTTCCAGTTTCTCTGATGCAGGAACATCAGCACGTAACGAAGTAACACTAATGGTTTCTAGTTTAGAATTATTAGGTGTTAGCGCTGAGACATCTTCTAGAAATATTAATTCGATTGAAAAAACATTTAAAACTAATATGCTGGAAGCAGCAAGAATTAATCAATCTTTAGCAGCTTCTGCAATAGGTGCAGGTATATCAGCTAAAAAAATGACACAGGATTTTGCCACTGCTTTACCAATGATTTCTGTTTATGGTAAGGAAGGTATAAATGTTTTTAAAGATTTAGAAAAACAAGCAAAATCACTTGGCGTAGAAATGTCAACATTAACAAAAGTTATTGGCGATCAATTTGATACTTTTGAAGGCGCTACACGCGCAGCAGCTGGTTTTAATGCTGTATTAGGCGGAAATTATCTAGACGGTATTGAAATGATGAACGCTAAAGAAAATGATCGTTTGGTAATATTAAAACGTGGCATGGAAATGTCTGGTAAACAGTTTTCTGATCTAGATAAGTGGACACAAAAAGCACTTGCGGCAAGATTGGGTATAACGAATTTAGCAGAAGCAAATCAAATATTCAATGGTTCCACTGCTCAAATGATGCAGAAAATGGCAGAATCAGAAGCTAGCAGCAAAAAGCTTAAAGATGCAGAAGAAGAAGCAGCAAAAATAACTGATAAATTAAAAGCCTCATTTTATCAATTCTATATAGTTTTAGAACCGGCTGTTAATTTAGTTATCAAAGCCGTTAATATGTTTATGTGGCTCAATAAAACACTCGGAGGTATACCAGCTTTTGTTATAGGATTATATGCTGCTTTCCAAACTCTTAGAACTATTTTTATTCCACTTATTGCTGGTTTTAGGGCCGTGGGTCTTGCTGCTCTCGTAGAGAGACTTAAAATTAAACTATTTGGTACCACTGTTCAAGAAGAAGCAGTTAAAACAAAAATAGCTTCTGAAATAACTTCCACTTCGGCTGTATCTCTTGGAAGATCAATGATGGGTTTTGGTGTTGCCATAGCAGGCATAGGTATTGGGATTGGTGCTGCTGCTGGTGGTATTGGCTTATTAGCTAGCGCCTTTAAAGGATTAAATAAAGATCAATTAGACGGCGTTAGTAGCGCTTTGTGGAAACTTTCTGGTACCATTGTAGCAATAACTGTCATAATGGCTCTTTTAGCTTATAGTGGCGCTTTAGAGGTAGCTGAAGCAGGTTTATTAGCTTTTGGTGGTGCCGTGGCATTAATAGGTTTAGGAATTGGTTTAGCGGCAGGTGGCATGGCACTCCTAGTGTCACAGATAAGTTTGCTAGGTAAGGAATCCCCAGTGGCAATAGATTCAGTTGGTGGTCTAGCTGCCTCATTAGCAACATTAATTATTGTTCTTGGTGCCGTTGGTGCAGCGGTTGCAAGCCCAGCAGGATGGGTTATATTTGGTGCTGGTATGGCGTTTTTATTGGCAACAATAATTTCATTAGGTACGGCTATGTATGCTTTATCAAAAGCTATTGATAAAGACGCTATGAAAAGTGTGTCAGACGCTCTAGGATTTCTTTTAAGATTACCAGAAATTAAGTCATCGGTTTTAGAAGATGCTGCAAAAGGAATAGCTAAAATATCTAAGGAATTAAAAGATATACCAGAAAATCAAACGTATAATTTTAATGCTACTGTTGCATCGATAACACAGATGAGTCAAGTAACGGTTGGCACTAATATTTCTACAGATAATTTAGAAAAATTAAATAATTTTATTTCTAATATTACACAGAAATTTAAAATTTTACCAACTGATAATATTAATAAATTTAATCAATTATTAACGCAAATGAACGTTGCTTTAGCTAATATAAAAGATAAATCTTTTGATGGTTTAGAAAAAGTTGCTAATTCTATTAATCAAGCAATGTCTAGTTTAAAAGATTTAAGTTTAAAGCCAATTAGTAGTTATCTACAGGGAATAGATGGTATAATCAAAAAAATAAATGATATAACTTTATCTATCACAAAAATACCAATAAATAATTTAATTGGTTATTTAAACTCTATTAATACATCCACTATAAATATTGATGATAAGCAAATAGAAAAAATTAATAAATATAGCGATGCGCTTGAAAAGATGTCTAAATCTCTTCCAAAGCTTGATGCTTCTCCAATAAAACTATATGCAGAATCGTTTGATTTTTTGACATCAAAATTATCTAATATTAATTTTGAATCAATTAACAAAATATCTTTATTTATTAATAAAATTAATATAGAACCTTTAAAAGTATTTGGTAATGTTATAGAAAAAATTATTAACAATATTGATAAATTAACAATAAAAATAAATAATGATTTTGTTTCAAGTATAAATAAAATTACAAAAGTTTTTAACGATATAAAAAATATAAATGATAATAAAATAAATTTAAATTCTTTATCTGGTTATTTAGATTCTGTTAAAGCTGTTTCCATATCAATATCACAAATCAATTTAACTCCATTAAAAGGTTTCAATAATATAATAGAAAAAATAATTACAAATTTAGACAAATTTAGTGATAAATTAGCTAATAATTTTGTTTCTACTGTTAATGCAATAACAACTCTATTGAGTGTTATTAGTTCAGCTTCTGAAACTAAAATTAATCTTGTTTCTCCAATGTTATCTGGCATAAATGCCAATATAAATGAGTTCCCAGCTGAAAAATCTGTTGCTCTAAGAGCAACTTTAACTCCACTAAACGAAACATTAAAACTAAGTGCTTCCACCAGTAAAGAAACTCTAGAACCAGCAACCAATTTTATATCAACAGTAAAACAGTATTATGAAGCTCAAAAAGGCTCAAAAGATGAAAATAAAGATGCATTAGTTAATGCATTAAGAGAATTGATTAAATTAAGTAGCGGTGGACGCGAAGGACAAAAATCGCATAATATAATAATTAATATAGACGGTACAGCAGTTAAAAATGCAATTATTGGTAACTCAATGGCTAAAGACAATTTTAAATTATAAAGCTTTTTAAAGACGTAGGTAAATAATTATGAATCCTAAACAATATGATATTTTTTCTAATGGTATAAAACAAGCATTAGCCAATAAAATACAAAGTAAAATATTTATTTACTGTTTCAGTAATAATAAATCGGTGTGGTTCCCGGCGTTTGTTACTGATTATGTTGACGGATTTACATCTAATTGGAACACAACTGAAGTTTATGGTAAAATGGATCCAATAGCTACATTTAAAAATACTGTTAGAACCATAAGTTTATCTTTTGATGTGCCAAGTAACGATTTAATTACAGCAGCAAAAAATGCAACAAGTATTGATAACATAATAGAAGGACTATATCCGATTTATACATCAGATCTTTATGGAATTAGTACTTTAAGCTCTCCACCTCTTTTTAGAGTTAAATTTGCTAATTTTATTGAAAATGCTGGATTTGCACAAGGTTCTAGTCATGAATACGATGAAAATAACAATTCTGGCTTATTATGTTATTTTAGAAATTTTGATTTTAAACCGGATATGGCGCAAGGAGTCTTGGAAGTAGATAATAGAATATATCCTAAATTAATCAAAGTTTCTCTTAGTTTGAATGTTATTCACGAACATGCATTAGGACAGCAAAGATTAGGCAACAATATTTATCCAAGAGTATCAATTAACGCTTCTACTTTTTCTCATAGATTTGGCGCATCAAAGAGTAGCGCTGAAGTGCAAGAAGCTATGAAAAAACATTCAGAGGCACTTAAACAATTACAAGGCAATACAGAAACAGGTCTTCCGGTAAAAGGCGCTCCTGTTGCTGGCACAGCACAAGATACTGCTTCTGCTCCAGTTGATCCACAAGGCGATCCTAATAAACCAAAAGGTTCAGCGTCTGCAAAAACGGAGAGTGAAGATAATGAAAAATCCGGACAAGACAAAAAAGAAAAACAAGACAAGAAAAAAGCTGACGCCGGAAAACCAGTAAATGGCAATCAAACTTCACAAAAACCAAATACGACTATCGATTCAGAAAAAATACCTTGGGTACAGACAGGTAAAGAAAAAAGCGCTCAAGCAATAAGAAATGCACAACGATATGAAATTGCTCATAGTACAGAGCAGTTTTATAATTTTAGGAAAAGTCCACTTTTCGAGGAAAGAAGACAACTTTATTTGCGAGGATTTACTCCTACTAAATATGAAGTAGTGAATTTTGATGAAGGAGAAAGTTTTTAATAAATAAGGAAAATAAACAAATATAAACCTATGTTTAATAGATACTATAATAGAGACATATTAAAAAACAATTCAGAAAAATATAAAGAGTTATTTAAAAACAGAAATGTTAAATTTATAAATCAATATTCCTCTCCTGCGTTTGAATATCCTACAGAAAAACAAATGAAACTAATACAAACCGTAGGATATATTTGGAAAAATGGTGACAGATTTTATAAATTAGCGCATGAATTTTATGGAGATTCTACGATGTGGTGGATTATAGCAAAATTTAATAAATCTCCAACGGAATCACATATTGAAATTGGTGATGAAATAATGATACCATATCCACTATCAACTGTGTTGGAATATATGAAGGGATAATATATGGCTATAACTGCACAGCAAATAAGAATGGGCGAACAGGCATTTTTAATGTTGCATCTAAAAGAAATTTTAGATGCAACAAAAAAAGTAAGAGTAAAAAATCCAGCCGGTCAGGTTGGTTCAACAAGAGATTATGATAGAACAAAAGTAAATTATTCTAATTTTTCTTGTTTAAGAAATGGCGTTCCCGGTCATTTTGACTTAACAAGTAATTTTACTAAGAACTCTAATATGGCATATTTAATAAATAAATTGCCGCCGCAGTTCTTAAATGCACTTTTACCATCAATAAAATTATATAAAGTGTTCTATCAAGATAAATCCTCGGCTTCAACTAATCGTGAAGAATACGAATGGCGCATCCCATTTGATAATTCGTTTGTAAAACATGATCCATATACCAGTGAGTATGTGGCTGATTCAATTGAAAATGTATTAAAAGGCACTGGAAAAATGAATGGTGCCGGAATTAAATCATTTAAATATGATTATCTAGGAACTAATCCAGCTGATATAGTTAGTAATATAAAAGCTGAATTAGAAATTTATTTTCAAAGCGTTGAGGATTTAATAAATAAATTACAGTTCAATGGTAGTGATACACGCTTTGTTGGAAAAAAGCCAAACTCAACCTCTATATTTAGTTTTTCTTATTCTGATCTAGTTGGTGTTGGATTTAATAAAGCACCAGCAAGTTCTCCTTCTGCTGCTACTGGCGTATCGCCTGCACCAGCAAATACAGTTTCGCCAATACCATCTAATTTACAACCTAATTTACAATATTTTAGAATAAGAGCAGAAATCGGTTATGCTGATTTAGATGATAATTATTACCATAAACTTGGAAAATATTTCAATAATGTTTTTTCAAATCCAGCAGATGTAAAAAAAGCAATCACCTCTATTAAAGACGCAATTAGTGCAACAAAAGTTATTTTGATGTTGACACCAATTGCTCATGATTTAAAATTTAACGAAGATGCAACAATAAGTCTAAAAATAGAATATTATGCAACATTAGATTCTATTTTATATTCTGCCGATGCTGATATATTAAGACTTGGTGAGGACCACGAAAAGATAGTTAAAATAAGAAAAGCTTTAAATGACTTATTAGTTACAAGACAAAAAGAAATAGATAAAATAAAATCAACTCCCTGTATAGACGAAAAACAAATTGAAGCAGCTATAGATGAATTAAATAACACTGATCCAAACATTGGACAAGCAAACATAGAAGATTATAGAAAAAAATTGTATGAAAAAGAAGAAAAATATTATGATTCCTTATATCAAACATTGATAGGCGCGAATGGATTAGCCACTTCTAGACAAGTTGGTACTAGTCCTTTACCATATGGTCTTTATACGGTTATATACAACGATTCTCAAATAGGTCTTAACGCTGGGTTAGCCGCCACTATTTTTGAAAGAGAGTTTTCCGATTCAGAATCCGCTGGACTAAGATTAAATAGGATGTCTGCTAAACCTATAGGAGTAGACTTTATTCAAGCAGCTGATTATGATAATACAATAAAAAATTTCATTCCTGATGCTACTGAGTTAAATAATGTTATTACAAGTGGTTTTTTACAAACAATACAATCATGGTTTTCTTCCAATGAAGAGGCACCAGATGATGAACAAATAAATAAAGGTTTAGAAGAATATTATGATAAAAATTTAAAGGAATATTTTACAAATACTAATGTTAATAGTTCTATTGGCAAATCTTTAAGCAATACTAAAAATAAAGAAATGTATTTTTTGTTTTTAGGTGATATTTTAGATTGTGTTTTAGATGTCGTTTTCAGAAATAATCCTGCTCTTCCCAACGATTACACTAAAATAAAAAAATTTATAACTATTGTTGGAGATATGAAAATTAAGCTTCCTTTAAAACAAAAATTAGAAAACAAGCTAGGTCAATATTCTCCATTTGCTGAAAAAAAAGAATTAATAGTAAATTTAGCAGATATACCAATTTCTGTTAGTATGTTTCAAAACTTTCTATTTGAGAAAATAGTTAGACCAAGAAGAGAAACATATCCTGTTGGATTATTTATAAAAGATATTATAAGTGATTTATTATTTCCTGCAATTTCACCCTCATATTTAGCAAAAAATATTACAGAAAATACGCATATAAATTTTTCTACATTTTATTTAACTCTCCCTATTTCTTCTAAAAACAACGTTGATCCAATACTAGGAATAGACCCAAAATCTAATGCTGCAATGCCTTTTATAACTTCTGCAAATGTTGCAGCTATTAAAGCACTGGCTGCTTCTAATAAAGGTTTTAATATAAAAAATGCCATATTAACAGCTGCCGGTAGTGCTGATTACTATTTTCTATATTGTTCTAGTCAAATAGATGTTTCTAAATTAAACGCTATAGAAGAAGATGATAATAAAAAAAGAATTTATCATCTTAGAATGGGTATAGATACTGGAATAGTTAAGTCTATAAGTTTTTCTAAAACAGACACACCGTTTTATAGAGAAGCATTGGCGCATCAAGATGGTATGAGCGACGTTCACATGTTAAAACAAGTATATGATGCAGAAATAAAAATGTTTGGCAACGACATATATAAACCGGGAGATATTTTATATATTGAGCCATATTTTAATTTAAATAAAAATCCTGATATTACAACCAGCCATGGTACAAAATTACTTAGACAAATAGATCTAAGTTTATTAAATATAGATGGTTATTACATGGTCAATAAAGTTTCTAGTACTATTAATGACAATATATATGAAACAAAATTAAATTGTATTAAAAAAGCTTCTAAATCAAAAGATCCAAACAAAAAAGTTGTGGAAGAAAATGAAGGTTGTTAGGAAATATAAAAATGTCTTTTTTTAAACCACTAGTTAGAAACAATACTGAAATTGTTGAACAGATATATGAGTTTAGAAAAAATTATTACGATGAAGCAATACCGTATCTTGAGTATGTAAACGGCGATTTACCACTCAATGATTTATATGGAAAAAATTTTTTATTCGGCTTAGTAGATCTTGATGGAGATATAATATATCCAATAAATTTAGATAACAATTTAACGTCTTATATTAATCCAAACGGAAAAGACGTTAGATTGCAAAATTTTGTTGCTGATGCTTTTGAAGATATGAAAACATATTTGGGTACAGCTGCTGGTTTAGGAAAAATAACTAAAAATAGCGTTTTCAGTAATTTAAAAATATATAAAGCAAACGTAAATTTTACAAATCAAATCGTTGCCAAGCAATCAATTTTTTCTACTGCATTTAAAACAAACATAATATCAAGTAACAAAAAAAATTCATCTATAAAAAATACTGATGATTTTATTAAAAATTATATTTATTTCCTGTCAAATAACAACCTACCGGTAACTAAATCTTCTATTATATTAAGCACAAATTTTGATAATTTTCTTAGTGGTTTAACTTTTGAAATCGCTGAAGATGATTATTATGATGATGATAATAAGTATAATAAATATTTTAGTAGCGATGAATTTAAATGCTTTGCTGAAGCTTGTGTACGTTTTGGGTTCTTG